TGACACCGGCCTGATGGATCTCGGCGCGAACACCCTGAACGACAACACCGATGTGATCCGCTACTTGCAGACGGTCGCACGCTCGGAGCCGGGTGCGTTCTTTACCAACAAGTCCGGCGATCTTGAGTTCCGTGAGCGGACGGCGTTGCAGATCCTCACACCTACCGTGTTCAACGATGACGGCACCGGCCTTCCCTACTCGGACATCGTCGTTGAGTACGGGTCCGAGTCCCTGTTCACGGACATCAGCATTGAGTACGTCGGCGGCACCGCTACCGCCACCTCGACCGCTGGGACGGCGGAGTACGGCGTGATTGAGTTGGATCGCCAGACGTTCATCGGTTCGGCGGGTGACGCGCAGAACGTAGCTGATTTCTATGCGGGCCGGTATTCGGAGCCGACGCTACGCATCCGGCAACTGACCGTCAGCATGGACGGCCTGACGGATCTGCAGCGCGACGAGATAGCCGGGTTGGAAGTGTCCGACCTTGTGACGGTGACGTTCACTCACGGCGGCTACGGCGACCCGATCACCCGCGAGGTTGTCATCGATCAGATTGAGCACCGCGCAACACCCGCGAGGTATGACGTGGTGTTTACGTTGTCGGAGTCGTTCTCTGGCTTCATCATCGGTTCGAGCCTCATGGGTGTTGGGGTGGTGGGTTTCTAGTGGCGTACAAGAAATGGCTGCCGGGTGAAACCTTGGAAGCCGCCGACGTGCAGGAGTACTGCATGGATCAGGCGGTCATGATTTTCGCTAGTGCTGCGACTCGGGACACGGCGCTGATGGGGAAGTTGCAGGACGGCATGGTTGCGTACATCGGTGACGGTCGGGTGACGATCTACAACGGCTCTAGTTGGGTGGATTGGTTGTGACTCTCACGAGCGGCTACTTCGAGTTTCTGGATAACACGACGCTGGATGCCGACGAGTTGAACGGGTACCTTCAGCAAGGCGTGTTGATTTTCGATGACGCATCTGACCGGGAAACGCAGTTGTCTGGCGTGCTGCGGGAAGGCATGGTCGCCTACACCAAGGACGACGACACCCTCCGCGTGTTCGACGGTGACGGTTGGCTGGCGACCGACAACCCGCTCATCACGACTCCTAAGACGGGTGCTTCGTCGGTGTCGCTGGATCGGTACGCGTATTGGACGTTCACGTCGAGCGGGTCTCTGGTGGTGCAGCGCGGCGGTTTCGTGGACGTGCTCGCGGTCGGCGGAGGCGGAGGCGGAGGTATCGCCAGCGCGTTCGGTGGTATCAGTGAAGCAGGCGGCGGCGGCGGCGCTGGAGGTGTCGCCGAGGTGACCAACGTCTACCTACCTCCAGGCACTTACCCGGTCACTATCGGCGCAGGAGGCACGGGTGGTAATCCCGGTGGACCATCAGCAGATGGGTACAGCCGCAACGGAACAGCCAGTCGTCTTGGGAACTTCGTGATCGGTGTCGGTGGCGGCGGTGGCGCGGACTACGACAACACAAGCAGCAACACCATCGGCAAGCATGGCGGCTCCGGCGGCGGCGGCGGAACGCATCTGACAGCCACGGGTGGATCTGGTTTCTCAGTGCAAGGCAACAACGGCGGCAACGGTCGAACCTCAGCCACGGTCGCCGGTGGTGGCGGTGGCGGTGGTGGCGCTGCTGGCAGCGCTGCGGCGAGCGGTGTCGGTGGTGATGGTGGCGATGGTGTCATCAAGAACTATCCACCTGCTGCGGTCGCAAGCACCTACTACGGCGGCGGTGGCGGTGGTGGTTCCGCTGGCGGCACGGGTGGATCTGGTGGCGACGGTGGCGGCGGCAACGGCGGCACCAGCGCAACACTTGGCACCTCAGGTGCGGCGAACACAGGCGGCGGCGCTGGCGGTGCAGGAACGTACCTGTTCGTGCTGGATGCACCTAACGGCGGCAGCGGCATCGTGATCGTGAGGATGAAATACCTATGACCGGCTACAAGACGTACACCGATGGTGAAGTGCTGGTCGCTGACGACCTGAACGATTACTTGCAGCAAGGCGTGCTGCGGTATTCGGATAAGGCGGCTCGGGATGCTGACCTGACGGTGAACGCTCGGGAAGGCATGGTCGCCTTCACGACCAAGGATGACGTGGTTAGTTGGTACGACGGATCAGGTTGGAGCGACCTGACGCAGACATCTGTTGGTGATGCGGTTGTGTCTACGAGTGCGACCGGCTCAGCGACGATTGACGGCGTGGATTACGACTATTGGACGTACACATCGAGCGGCAACTTCGTTGTCACTACGGCAGGGTTTGTGGACGTGTTGTGTGTGGCCGGTGGAGGCGGCGGCGGTTCTAATGGCGGCGGTGGCGCTGGCGGTGTCGTGTTCCAAGAAGGTGTCTACGTCACGGCAGGAACAGCGGCGGTAGTAGTAGGCGCTGGAGGTTCCGGCAGCACACGAGAAGGCGATCCCGGTAACACGAGCGCGTTAGGTTCACGAGTAGCGGCGCAAGGCGGCGGCAACGGCTCCCGCGCTAACGGCAACAACGGCGGATCTGGTGGCGGCGGCGGCACAGCGGGTGGCGCTGATAGAACAGGTGGCCTTGGTGTTCCCGGTCAAGGGAACAATGGCGGCGACGGTAATGCTTCACCTAACGGCGGCGGCGGCGGAGGTGGCGCTGGTGAGGCCGGTGCCGATTCCACCGCTAACGGCGGCGACGGCGGCGACGGTGCCGAATACAACATGACCGGCACCGCGACCTATTACGGCGGTGGCGGTGGTGGCGGCGACCAGACAACCGGCGGTGCTGGCGGTGTCGGCGGTGGTGGCACAGGAGGCAGCGGCGCTGCTGGCGGCAACGGCACCGCCAACACAGGCGGCGGCGGCGGAGGCGGCGGCGGCGGTAACTCTGGCGGCAACGGCGGCAGCGGCATCGTCATCATCCGAGTCCCACAATAGGAGAACCCATGGCACACTTCGCACGCATCGAGGACGGCATCGTTCGCGAAGTTATCGTGATCGCTAACGAGGATTGCGGCGGCGGCGACTACCCCGGCAGCGAACCTGTCGGCCAGGCGTTCATCGCGTCCCTCGGCCTTGACGGTGAGTGGCGGCAAACGTCCTACAACGGCAACTTTCGTGGCGCGTATGCGGGACCGGGGATGGTGTTCGACCCGGTGGGGGACGTGTTCACGATGCCGGAGGCTGAGCCGTCAGATTCGTAACCAAATCACAAGGACTTCGGCCTACCCGCCGAAGGCAAAGGTGCCTCGCGGTAACCCGGTGATGCGGCGAGGTCGGCGGCTGAGCATCCGCTATACAACTGCTCACCTAACTGCCGGGAGTCCTCAGGGAATACCCGGCCTTTGATCCTGAGCATGATCGCAAACTGCTCACATTCTTGGCTCGCAAGAACCCTGCAAATCTTTCGGCACGCGTGCAATCTGCATGGTTGCCTATTTGACATTCTGCCGGGTTTCTATCTAACACTTTGACGACTGTCCACGTTCGCCGTCATCGCAGCTGGTGTCTGCGTTCGGCGACACTAACCTGGAATAAGCCTGCCGTTATTCCTGATTAAGAAATCGGAGCGGAAGTGAATCCAGCGGAAATCATCGCCGTACTCGTCGGCGGATTCGCCATTCTCTCGGCCATCCTTGGCGGCCTGCTGTGGGTCATCCGGGCGCAGATCTCGATGAACCGGGAGTTTAAGCCGAACGGCGGCAGCTCGACCCGCGATACCCTGAATGAGATCCGTACAGATGTCCGCGAGATCCGCGGCAAACTCGACGACCATATCGACTGGCATATGGATCGTCGATGATCCCGACCTGCTAGGGAGGCAGTATGTGGACTCTTGATTTCTGGCGCTCGAGCGCGGAGCGTGCGCTTCGTACTTTGGCTCAGGTTCTGCTGAGCATGATCGTCGTCGGCGAGACTGGTTTCCTCGACGTCGACTGGCAGCAGGCTTTCTCTGTCGCCGGCCTGGCGGCCGTTGCGTCTGTGCTGATGTCGATCGTCGCGACTGGTGTCGGCGATAAGGGCACGTCGAGTCTGGTTCGCGAGGAGCGCTAATGCGGGTGAAGCCTAAGCGGCTGAGCTATAAGCTGCGCCGCTACAAAGTGAAGACGAAGTATGTCTCTGGCTGGGCGTCCTCGAGGATCGACCCGTATGGCGGGCGGTCGGATTTCGAGGGAATCATGCTGCACCATACGGCGGGCACGAATTCGCTGCGGTATATTTGCTATACGAATCCTTATAACCCGGTGCGGGCTGCTCACTTTCTGGTCGCTCGTGACGGTACGGTGCATGTTTGCTCGGGCGTGGGCGCGTATCACGCTGGCCGCGGCGGGCCGTGGCGGTTCCCGAAGCGCGGACGTGACGTGAGAATCGGCCGGGATCGTGGAAATAGCCGACTCTATGGAATCGAAATCGAATCTCTCGGAACGTCCAGGCGTATCGATGGATCGCTGGAAGGCATGACGGTCGAGCAGGTCGTCGAGACTGCGCTTCTGTGTGCTGCGTTGCTTAACGCTATGCGCCGTGGCTGGCGCTCGTGGCCGGTGAGCCGAGTGATTCGGCATCGGGACTGGACGAGCCGCAAGATCGACGTTAAGCAGGATCTCGAGTGGTGGCATCAAGTGATCGGCATCGCTAGACGGAACAAAGGCAAGCGCGATCGGGCCGAGCAGCTGATCCGGCAATTCGTGAAGGAGCATCCGAAGGGTCGGATATGAGTCTCGCGGATAGGCTGGCTAGTGAAGTAGACGGTAAGCCGGGTCCGAAGTGCACCGTCTGCCGAATCATCGTGGGTATGAGCGACGAGGATCGGGAAGCTTTGGAGGCTGCTTTGGCTTCGACTATGCAGACGTCGGCGATTAGTCGGGCGCTGAACGGTGAAGGGTACGAAGTCCGGCAGGCTAGCGTCGGCCGGCACCGTCGAGGCGACTGCTCGGGCCTGTGAGCCTTTCTAAGCGGTTAGAAGATCTCGCTGCTGCTGGTAATACGGCGAGCCATGCTGAGCCGTCTCCGAGAGGCTGGGAGCCGGGAGTCCGGTATGAGCCGGACGGCAGCCGCGTCGTTACGAGCGGGCCGATACCGGAATCCGACGACCCGGAGGGCGTCCTCGAGCAGATGGGCGTCCAGATCCCGGACGGTTATCGGGCTCGACTCGTGGAAGTGCGGCACGACCCGGCCTCTTGGACTCGAGCGGCCCAGGGAGAGGACGCCGTGACCCGGCCAGTGGTGCGCTGCCGCTGGGTGATTGAGCCGGCTATCCGGTCGATCGACGTCGACGAGATCGTGAAACGTGCGAAGCCTAAGAAGAAGCAGACTCCGGCCGGCGGGCCGGAGCTTTTCGTATTTCTGGCCGGAGATCTGCAGCTCGGGAAACCGGACGGAGACGGAACGAAGGGCACAGTCGACCGGTTCTATCAGTCCCTCGAGGGCTCGATAGATCGGTATAAGAAGCTGCGTAAGGCAGGGAAGGCCGGGCCAGTGCTGCTCGCGTGGGCTGGCGATTGCATCGAAGGCGTGACGAGTCAAGGCGGAAACCTTGTCGCTCGCCTGGAGCTGACGATCACTGAGCAAGTGCGCGTCTATCGGCGGCTGCTGCTCGATCAGGTGCAGGCGTTTTCGGATCTGACGGACGAGCTCGAGGTCGCCGTGATCGGCGGCAATCATGATGAGGCACTGCGGGTCGGTAACCAGATGGCCTCGACGTATGACGACTCGTGGGCGGTCGAGGGAGCTAGTCAAGTAGCGGACGTCATGGCGGCCGCGGGCCGCGAGATCGCGTGGTATCTGCCCGGCCGTGACCAGCTGCATCTCTCGCTCGATACGCATGGCACGAGGATCGGTCTGCTGCATGGGCACCAGACGAAGGGCAAGATGCAGCAGTGGCTGGCGAATAAGGCTCTGAGCAGGGATCCGATCGGGCAGGCCGATATCATCCTGAGCGGCCATTACCACTATCTGAGGCTTGAGCAGTTCTCGGACATTACTTGGATGCAGACTGGTTCGCTGGATGGCGGGTCTGCTTGGTTCTCGCATCGTGGCGGAGTAGAAGCACCGCCGGCCGCTGTCACTTTCGTAACAGCAGACCGGCGGTGGCACAGCCTCGAGGTCGTCTAGTCTTCGAACATCGCGTAGGTTCCGTCGCTAATGATGACGGCATAAGCGCCTTGGCCATCGATGGCGCGTTCGGCAGCGAAGTTGAGGCACATCTCTCTAGCAGCGTCGGGAGTGAATGTCATGCCTGGGTTAGCGCCAGTGGCATCGACGAGGAGGTAGAGGCCTTCCTGAGGGCTGACTTTGACTTCGTCGCTCCAGATGCCTTTCTGCTTGAAATGCAGGGCGATAGGCACATAAACGCTGACTGCTGGGATATGGCGATATTCGTGCAGCATGGCTGCTGCGATCTGGCGCTGGAACACGCTTGGATGTCCGGGTACGTAGTAGGCCCGACCGTCGTCAGTGGCGATTGCTGTTGTAGTTAGGTTGCTCATTAGGTTTCCTCCCTAGTGGTTGCTTACGAGTCATACATTACACGCGCTGTCATACGTTCGCGGTATTTCCCGGAAATTAATTGTCACAATTAGGTCACAGAAGGAGCCGCCGTGATCGACCCGAAGCTGGCCAGCGACGCCGTAGCGACCATGATGGGCGACCGGAACCGCACTCACGGCCGGCCGGAAGCCACGCTCGAGCGGATAGCTCGGCTCTGGAGCGGCTACCTAGGAATCGATGACCTATCGGCCGGCGACGTGGCCGCCATGATGACGCTGCTCAAGCTCGCCAGATCCAGGCATGGATACGATCGAGATCACTATCTTGATGCTGTGGCTTATCTCCTGCTAGCAGAAGGGCTGAACAGGTGAAGATTAAGATCACCGTCGGAGCGGTCGAGGTCGATCTCGACGGACTGGATCTGAACCGTAAGCAGCTGCAGGATCTGCTGGAATCGTGCGGATCGATCGCTCTGGCTGTTGAGGCTGGCAGCGACGAGGACGAGGCGAAGCAGCCGATCGGTTTCTCGGCGAGCCTGGATCTGGATCCTGAACGTAATTACGAACCAGATATGTCCGAATGGTTCGAGGAGAGTCCCTGATATGCGCTAGTGTTATCTAGCGGTTTCCTCCCGTAGCGGCGGTCTTGAGTCACGAGCTCGAGACCGCCGCGCTTTTTCTATTTCCGGCGCGTCACTTGCATCTGTCATACGCGAGGCGTACCTTGGAGTCACGGCCGGCCGGGTCGTGCCTGCCTAGCTCGCGGCCCGGCCGGTTACCAACAGAAGGAGGAACCGTGGAAACACTAGTCATCGTCACGATCTGGACGCTCGGAGCGGCCTGGATCGGATACTCGATCGGCTTCGCTCGCCGAGCAGCCGAGATCAAGCAGTTACGGCGAGATCGCTACTACCTGAAGAAGTGGCTGGATCAGCAAACACGAGCCACGATCCACACGGATCTCGAGCTCGAGGTCGAGAGGATCTGGAATGCTTGAGGCTGTGGCGCTGAGCCTGGTGCTCGCGAAAGGGCCGGATCTGCCGGCCGTGGTCGATAAAGGGCCGAAGCCTTACAGCGGATCCAGTCTGCATCGAGGCGTGAAGTATTACCCGCGGCACGACAAGATCCGCCGCTGTATCCGCGCTCGAGAGTCGAACGATGAGTACCGAGCTGTCAGCCGGACTGGCAAGTACCGAGGCGCGTACCAGTTCTCGCCGGCTCTGAAGGTGGGTGCCGGCTGGATGATCCAGAAGCAGCTCCGTGAGACGCTGCCTCGGAAGCAAGCCATCAAGATCGGTCGGGAGCTGCGTGCTACGCCGATGAATCAGTGGCATATCTATTGGCAAGATCGAGCCTTCTGGACGATCTGGAATAAGGGAGAGGGCCGGCATCATTGGGCCGCGACTGTGCCCGGAACGGACTGCTTCTAATGAACGAAGAGCAAGCAGAACGGCTGAGGGCTCCCTTCCCGAAGTCGGCGATCTCGAGCCTGCCGAAGGCGGGCACTCAACTTCAGTACGTAGGTCATGCCGCCGTTACTTCTCGACTGGGTGAAGTCGATCCGACGTGGACGTGGGAGCCAGTCGCTTTCGACGAAGATGGGCTGCCGAAGTTCGACAGCAAGGGCGGTCTTTGGATTCGGCTCACGGTCTGCGGAGTGACGCGCTACGGCTACGGCGAGCCGCAAGGCTCCGACCATTACGACCGAGTGAAGGGCTGTATCGGTAACGCGATTCGAGTCGCAGCGATGCGCTTCGGAGTGGCACTGGATCTGTGGTCGAAGGACGAGATCGCTACGACTTTTGAGCCACTGAAGCCAGTAGCGACCGAGGATCAGGTAGCGGACTGGACTCTGCAGATCGCGGCCGCTCCGACGTTCATGAAGCTGAAGGCAATCGGCGACGATATCAACGGTCACGATATGCCGCCCGAGGCTCGAGAAGAGCTCCGGACACTGTGGCTCGGCCGTAAGGAGGAAATCGATAATGCTGGAGAATGACACGCTCGAGCGGCTGAAGTGCCTTGTCGCTGACTGCCCAGAAGAGCCACGCGAATACTGGCTGATAAAGACTGAGGCCGGCATGGTCGAGCGGTATTTCTGCTACGCGCACGCGCTCGACTATCGGCCGGCCGATAAGGCTGCCTTCGGCGATGACTTTATTCCGGGCAGCGATGAAGGCGAAGCGTGAACGCGCTAAATCCGGCGAACGTGCCGGAGACTGGAGATCCGCGATGGATTATCGCAAGCAAGGAGAAATGCTCCTCAAGTCAGCGGCGGGCTTTGCTCGATCAATTGCGACTGGAAGGAATGAAACCGGCCGATCTGTTCGGCGATGGCTTCTCGTCTATCTCGGAAGTATCGCGGTGGGCAGCGCACTGGGCTATCGACTTGCTGAACAGCAGGTTTCAGGCTCGAGCAGTCGAACGTCAACGCGTCGATTACGAGGAACGCAAAGAGCAGGCTCTTAAGGGCTGGATCGCCGACTACTACAAGGGACAGAACGCGGACTTAAGGAGCTGGGATGGCTCCTGAGCTGTTCTGCTGGTCGTGTTTCTTGTATCAGCCATTCGACGAGATCGCGAGGGATATTTACGCATGCCAGAAGTGCAGCGTGGTCAGGGATCTGACGGATCCGGACGAAAGCGTAGGCCGGTCGGGCGAGTGACCGGCCGCTGGCGCTGCAGCATCTGCGGCGCTACCGATGAGGGAGGAATCTATGGCCTCGAAAGACACTACTCCGCGGAGCACCAGGCGGATCACTCCTGAAGAGTGGGCGCGTATGCCTTGGCATGCTCGCCAGCGGTACGTGAAGAAGCAGGAGACGCTGGCGCGGGCGATTGTGCAGCCGCTGCCGGTGAAGCCGGCTCCATCGTTCGTGCGCGGCAATCCGAAGCGCTGCGGCCAGTGCGGAGCGTGGATGCTTGAGGAGTGTTGGACTGGCTGTGATTCCTAACCAGATCGATATCGTTAAACGGCTCTCGGAGTTATCGAGGCTGCTCGATGCTGCGACGGACGAGATCGCGGCCGCCGACGAGCTGGCGGTGAAAGCGAAGCAAGCCTTCGAGGTCGCCTACGCTCGAGCGTTCATTAGCGCTGAAGGCTCGGTCGATATGCGTAAGCATCTGGCGACTGTCGGCACGCAGACGGAGCGACTGGAGTACGAGCTCGCGTATCAGAAGCATCGAGCAGTGAAGGAGCGGATAAACACGATCCGTTCTCAGCTGTCGATCGGGCAGACGTTAAGTGCTGCCATTCGTTCACAATTCGCGGCCGAACCGCTCGGCCAAGATACCTAAGGAGGAAGCATGCTGAAGTGGCTTAAGAGCCTACGCGCAGCGAAGAAGCGCGTCATTCGAGTACGACTGGTCGACCGATTCGAGGACATCTAATGTTGATGACGCAAGAATATACGCGCACTTTCGTTGCTTACGGTTCGGACGCTCAGAGCGCCCTAGTCGATGTCATCGGAGACTATTCGGCTGTCTGCGAGGAGTTCGACGTCAGCCCGCAAGAGATCTCGATCCAGGTGCATATGGTCGCTGACGCGGAATTCAGCGGCACTTTCGTCGCAACGGCGCACCTGCTCGGGCTGGACGCTAACTAGAGCCATGCGATTCCGGTCGAAGAAGCGTGAGCGTGAGTACCGTCAGCGGCGGACGCTCGTCGAGCAGATCCTCGAGGAGCGGCCGATCTGCGAGCGGTGCCACGCTGCACGCTCGACCGACGTTCACGAGGTTATACGGCGCAGCCAGTGGCAGGCCGGCTTCCTCGTGTCCGAGAACCTTCGGGCGCTCTGCCGCCAGTGTCATACATGGGTGACGGAGCATCCGGCGGCCGCGGTCGAGGAAGGATGGTCGGCCTGGTCGTGGCAGCGAAACGAATACGGAGGGCAAGATGTGTAAGCACACTCCAGGCGGCATGAGCGATCTGACGATCCCGGAATACGATCCGCCGCCGCCGGACTGCACATGCTCGAGCCGTCAGGCTTGCTACTGCTACGACAACGGACATACAGGCGACACGATCTGTGTCGCATGCGGAGAGGAAATCAAGTGAGAAGCAAAGACATCGGCACGAGGGCCGAGACAGCCGTGGTCAAGCTCGCTCGAGAGATCGGCTACCGGGACGCCGAACGGCTGCCGTTGGCCGGTGCCGAGG